GCCTGGATATCATTATGTCCAGATGAATTTAAATCATATGTTGCCTTTGAAGATAATACTGCTAAAGCACTCGTTGGAGATGATAACACATGGACAGTGTCAGATGACTGCCATGATTTCTTCAATGCTGTAACTGTTATTGAAGTGTGGAAAACTGTTGGAATAACTACGACAACTGACTCTTTGGCACCACGCGCTGCAGATGAGTTGGACTTTTTGTCGGCACATACAGTTTTTATAAAAGGGATAGCAGTTCCTTTATATTCACGCGATAAGTTAATGACATCGTTACTTTTCGCTCCTCAATCAAAAATAACACCAGCAACGACTTTACAAAGATGTACTAATCTTTTGCAAATAGGTTGGACAGACTTAGTGTATCGAAATTTTTGCCGCCAGTTAATTGCCTGGCTTTTACAAGAATATGATGATGTTCTTAAAGAAAATCCCCAGTGGATTGTAGCAAAAAGTTCTATAATGTCTGATGAAGTGTACTTTACTCTGTTCACAAGTAGGAAAAGTTATTTTATACCAACCCAAAATTATCGAGAGACGCAAGAAAGATTAAATAAGCTCGATAATGAAGTCATTATAATGAGTGCAAAACAAACAACACTCCAAATAAAACAAAAGAAACCTCGTAGGCAGAGGCGAGGCCCAGCAAAGGGAAATAAGCCTACAAAAGTTGTCACCAAGACTGTTATGGTGCAACAAAAACGTCGAAATCGTCGACGTCGACAACAACCTAAAGGAGGCTCCTCTGGAGCTGGTGGAACATCGTTTGGTTCTAATAAAACCCGTTCCATTGTTGTCGCAAATGAAGAATATATCGGTGAGATCACTGTTGCAAATGCACCAAATTTCAATGTTACTTCTTATGCTCTTAATCCTGGTCAAGCAGGAACTTTTCCCTGGCTGTCTAAGCAAGCTCAGCAATGGGAGAAATATGAATTTGAGCAACTTGAATTTTTCTTTAAAAGAGAAGTATCAGAGTATGCTGCGGCGGGTCAAGCTGGTAAAGTCATCCTTAGTGTTGACTTTGATGCGTCTGACGCTCCACCTAACACGAAACAACAGATGGAGGATACTCAACCGCATCGTGATGGAATGTCTTGTGAAAATCTTACGTTGAAATTACCTAAGAGTCAAATGCATCCAGTTGGCACAATCGCCAGGTTTGTAAGACCTGCAGGATTGCCTGGATTAGCAGACATCAAAACCTACGATGTTGGAAATCTGTTTATTGCTACACAAGGAATAACAGTTAACGGACCAGTTGGTGAACTTCGAGTTAGATATAAGTGTCGCTTGAGTGTTCCCGTGTTGGAAGCTGGTAACAGTGCTCCAACAAATCCTGCAGTGGGACTTTTCGTAAGTACTGCTCCAGAAGCGTTAACTAGTAATGTGTCTTATACGATGAATTACGCTACTGTTGTCACTAATGGCCTTGGTGTTAACGTTGTCAATGGCACTTTTAATTTACCTGCGGGTAATTACCTTGTGGATTATGATGTAGATGTCATATCAACAACTTCCATCCAAAACGCAATTTGTTTTCTTAGAATTGCTGGAACACCTCAATTAGGTGGTGGAGATAATTTTAGCACAACGGCTGTGAACATTGCAGCAATTGGGCTTAAAGGAATAGGATATGTTACATCTCGTGGAGGTGGACTAGATTCAGTTACTATTACTGTGACTGCAACAAGCGGTGGATCTATCACTGCTTCGGGAGCTTTACGCTTCCTTGCTGTGTAAACAGCATTTAAAACTGCGTTCTTAAGGAAATGAGGTTTGAACCCCTACGCACTAAGATGAAAGTCAGTTAGTTTTTCTGAATTAATAATAGTAAATGTTTTCTATTATAATATAAAATGAAAACCAGATGACTTAGCTTTTCAATATGAAAGGACCCTGAGAAAACAGTGTGTTAAATCCACGTTTGTCAGTTCGTGAGGGAGAAGAACTGTCAGCAGAATGCAATGCTTAAATTGTAGAACCTGTTATCAATCAGTAAAATTGAGTTTGATTGTATATCAATTTAGAATCTGTTATGCCCCTATCACCATAGGCTGTGTGCAGAACTAGAACAAACTAGTATAAAAATGTTGCGAAGGAAAACTCATGTAACCCTTGAAGGAAAACAAGTAAAAACCGGTATTCAGGAATGAGTTAATCTTTAGACCTACCTGACATGTTTCAAATGAGCGAACCAGAAAATTCTGTTGCGAGAAATCGCACGAATCATCTACCCCGAGAGTTTGGCGTGTCTAAACTGATGCGTTTTTGCTTGACAAGAATGCA